TCAGCTATTGGAACAAGCTCATTGTATGCTACCAACTTATGATTCTCACCGAACCAACGAGCTTTGCGCTCTTTCATATAACTGTCGTTTACTTGATGTATTCTTTTAGATAACTGCATCCAATTCCCTATTCATCCAACGTATAATATGCATGTACACCGGGCTTGTAAAGTTTAAATACCAATTACCATTATGCCCCGATGTTGTTCCTGCTAGAACTGTTTCTGCTAGTACATTGCCGTGTTTCTTTTGCATCAATGTCCATAACTTTGGGTACTCAGGTTCATACCAACTGGTTGTCCACACAATATCTCTTATGTTCACTCCATCAATAACCAATTTTTCCAATGAAAGGAGTTGTGTTTTTTCATCAGACTGATGTTGGTCATCTGTTTTGTTGGATCGTTCTATACGCAGTGTGTGTTCTGTGAAGTCCAGGGTATCGTTAAACGTTATGGTGTTTAAGCCAGGCAAAAGATCTTTATCCCACTTGCAAACATTATCAATATAGATCTTTGCAACAGGTGGGTTATCCCAATACTCAGCTAGTAACGTTACTTCAAACTTTATTTCTTCTTTATTCATGCTTCTATTTACCAGACTTTAGTCCAGCTAACATTTGTTTTAGTTTTGTGCTGTCTACCCCAGCATTTACCTTAGGGGACTCTTGTGATTTCCCAAGTGGCATGACACTGCTGGTGCTTTTTATTTGATCCATGATAGCTGATGGCTTTTGTCCACCAAATCCACCACTTTCACTTTGTCCTTCTTCACCTGGGTCTGTAATACGCAAGCTCTCTAAGTTAAACTCTAGGTCAACTTTTTGTCCTACACCACTACTGCTTCTAGTTTTCATCAACTGTATCTGATACCTACCACGTTCACGCATTGCACGACTTGTAAAAATACCAAACACATTATCTGCTGTGTTGATCTTACTGATACCACCCGATATGTGGCTGTGGTCAAATTCAATTTCTTCAACAGCACTACGATTCAACTGCGATGCTGTAATCATTAATATTTCAAACTCTTTTGCCAGGTTACGCAACTCTTCACTTACATACTTGTCTTTAACAAACAAATCACTTGGTGATACTTTGGCACTAACTGGCATAACCAAGTCCAAGTAATCCACCATGATAAAGTCAGCTTTTTTTCCTGTTTGTATTTCAAGTTCTTTCAAGTACGCTCTAATTTGATTAACGTTGCTCTGTGCTGGCATGTACTTGATGCGTAAGTTGCCCGACTTCTTACCCACCATACGTATTTTCATTTCAAGTGTGTCAAGGTCCTTGAATATTTCTTTGGTTGCAACATTAGCAACCATTGCATCCATACGCATAGCACACAGTTCTTCACTAAGTTCCAGTGTTAAGAACACACCGTTAAGTCCTTGACTTATCCAGTTAATAGCAATGTTCTGCATGAACAAACTTTTACCACTACCACTACCACCTGCAAAAATGTTTAGCTCGCCTCTGTTCATACCACCAAACAAGCGTCTATCCATAGTGGGCCAGCCTGTGCTGACTTGTCCGTTGTTGTCCTTGATCTTCATGAGCCTTGCTCTAGGATCTTCAAAGTAGTCTGTACCCATGTCCTTGGTAAGACTGATCTGCACTGCGTCTTTGATCAGTTTTTCAACTGGATCATACTCGCCATTCTCAATCATGTCCGCGGCTTTGAGGATAGCACGTTCAAGTTCTTGTCTGCGACTAAACCCTTCAAACTCTGTCATAAACCAATCATAGTGTCCTTCAATCATGTCGGGCACTGGTTTTAGTTCTATACCTGTGGTGGCTGTAATTTGATCTCTAGTAGGTAAGGTTTTATATTCGCTACCATGCTCTTTAATAAACTTAGCCGCTTCACGTAGACTGCGATCAAAGTTCTCATAGTTAAATATGTTCTGCACACGCACAAATGTCTCTGCGTCCTGCAACATCATTTCTAAAAACAATTTTTGTATTTCGGGATTATAATCTCTCATAATTGTGGACAGTTATATGTGCAAACACTTGGTTTCTTTGTTTCGATATGTTGAAAAAAGTCAAGTGTTTGTTTTGATTTTAATATATTGCTTATTGTAGTGTTACTTATATCGTACTGATTTTTGTTTTCGTAAAACTCTGACTTGTGATAAAAATTATGATTTGCCACCCAACAGCAGGGTGTATAATACCCAGAGCTGGTAATAAAATGTTCGTAATTATTCATCTTGCATTTTGGTGCTATAGCCCGATCTTGTTGCGACTTCCATATAATTTCTGTTTCGTTTGCTTCTTTAGGGCGTAATGGATCATCGAGACTATCCCACCGACTACTGTTGACAATTAAAAACTCATCAAACCCTAGATCCTGGCTATATTGTTTTACTTCGTCAATTTGGTGTTCATTAAATGAAAAAGGAATGAATTGCCATACCAATTTAACTTTACCTTTTATAGTGTTTATACCAGTTTGTATAGATTCCCAATCAGCATTAATGCGATATTTTGTAAAGTTGTCGGGCAACCCGTCAAGTGCAAAGACTACACGATCCTGTGTATCCATATGACTAGCCAATTCCTCCCACCAATCTTTTGACTTATAACTTCCATTAGTGTGAATACTAACAACTGCCTTGGATTGTTTAAGCCAAGAAACCAAATTAATTAAATCGTCATAATAGATAGCATCACCGTAGTCACCGCAGATAGTAAAACATAAGTCAGTGAGGTCTATATCTAAAAATGCTTTAAGGTGTTCTAAATTTAATTGTTTGTTTTTCCAATGTCTCGGGAACTGTTCAATAAATTGTGTTCTAGAACACTTAGGACATTTTAGTGTACAAATATTTGTAGGTTCAATAGTAAATCCTGTGATATTATCAAGCATATAGTTTTTTCTTCTTGAGTTCAATTTTCAATCTACTTGTTTCTCTTGCCTCTATTATGCTTTTTAACACAAACAACTTGCCATACTTAACCACTGCTTCATTTAAATCCTTGCATGTTTCATGCCACAGCGGATAACTTACAGTCCACCCTAGTTCTATAGCACGGTCTACCAACTTGCGCCCTGCACGGTCGGTGTCCGGTACCACAATAACTTCACGCTGTAACCTATCAATCAGTTCTGCCTGTGTATCACTTATTTCACTGCCCTGTATACTAACACCATCAATTGACATAGCATCAAACGGACCCTCGACTACAATAACAAATTTCCAATCTGCATCCTGCTTGTCTAGATTAAACACATAGTTTGAAGGATGGTTACTCCAATACTTTGGTTTTACATTATCGTCTAATGCTCTAGCACTGTTACCCACAAGTTTACCTTCGTAGTAATATGGTATTATTATCCTACGGTGTAAATTGTAAGATTTATTATCTGTAAAATAAAACTCGTACTTGTTGGAGTCTATCGATCTGGTATTTACATATTCAATACCACTGGCTAATTGGGGAGGAATCAAACAGGTATTATCTTCTATCACCCGGGTCATCCAGGACGTTAGACTCATTGACCCGGCGGGTAGTTCTCTCTGGTCAAACTCGATCTCCTCTTCTGGAGTTTCTTCAAGTTTTTCAGGTGCTACAAGTTCCTTTAACCTAACAGCGGTAATAACAAGATGACGCACTGTAAGATCATCAGCACCTAACCAGGCTAACAGTTTCCTAAACTTAAAACTTAGATGTCTACCCGGAACAAAACTTGCGGTATATCCGCAATTGAAACAGTGATAAGATACTGCGCCGTCACTGGTTTTAATTCCTCCCCTGCCTTTGCGATCTGGTGTTTCTCCATTATGTGTACAACATACTGCGTTAAATGATAGCCAGCCAGTCTGCGCACTCTTACGTCGCACAGGAAGTAGTTGCAATACTGCTTGCTGGATAGTGTCTAACATTCAGTTATTATACAGTATTACTTGACGTTTGCCAAGCCTAATAGGCTAAAAATCTTTATATACATCCAGCCGATATCAAACTCAAACATTCGTGAGCTTAGTTTGGCACTGGCTGGACTCTTGTGGTGATTGTTGTGCAATTCTTCCCCGCCAATTACTATTCCCCATGGTATGATGTTGGTGCTTTTATCATCAGTATCAAAGTTACGATAGCCATAATAGTGACCTAATCCGTTGATTATGCCAGCCGCGGTTAATGGTATCCAAATCATCTGAACTGCCCACACTGCTAGTCCCCACGGTCCAAACAAAGCAAGGTCTATGGCCAACATCAAAAGAATACCTATACGACTGTGTTTGGAATATACCTTGCGTTCCATCCAATCGTTGGGTGTACCTACACCGTATGCCTCAACCATAGCAAAGTTTTTGCTGGCCAGATGATAAAGCCATGCACCCTTGAACAGCACTGTGTGCAATCCGACTACTGCAGGACTATGTGGGTCGCCCTCAACATCTGTATCTCTATGATGTTTACGATGTACTGCTACCCACTGCTTAGTGACCATGCCTGTGGTTAGCCAGAGCCAAAACCGCATCATATGACTTACTACAGGATGAAAGGTTACTGATTTATGTGCTTGACTGCGGTGTAAAAACAAGGTTACGCAGGCAATGGTAATATGTGTTGCCACTAGGGTAAAGATTAATTCTGACATTATGCTTAGGTTATTCCGGTACCGTTAATGTACCAAGTATTAGTATCAACCTTCAGCACCTGTGCAACACCGTAGTTTCCGACTACTCTTGTAACAGATGTAGCATTGCCAGCCAAGAACAGTCCAACACCAACAGCAGGTTCAACTCTAATAATACCAGCGGCATTTGCAACTACTTGCATTTCTGTTCCAACTGGGAATGCTAAAGTTGCATTTGTTGGGATTGTAACATTTCGTACAGCACCGTCAGCATAAAAATGCTTACCACGATCTGCTTCGGTCAGTGTTACGTTACCTGCTAGTACAGTTTGTGGTACATCTCTGTAGCCAATGTCAACACCATTTACTGTTGCGTATACGTTCCCACTGCCAATGACATTGAGAGCTGATATGTTACCAGTCATGGTAACTGCGGTGTTAGTATAAGTTTGGAAACTACCAATATTGGCATTAACAGCCGGAATAGTTGTACCAACTACTGTACCTAAGTTAGCGTCAAGTGCTGG